AAGTCAGTTCTCACTACAATCGTTACCAACGACCAAAACGTAGTCGTCCGCGCTATCATCGTGGCTGGCCAAAGATCAGACAAAGGTACCTACTCCACCATCCCTTCTGTGAGATGTGCCTAAGCCAGGGCAGGTACACTCAAGCTACCGAGGTTCATCACGTTTTACCGCTCGAACACGGTGGTACCAACGACCTCAAGAACCTAATGGCATTGTGCAAGCCATGCCATTCCCGTATTACAGTGCAGATGGATGATCGCTGGCATCAGAAGCCGCGTCATTATCATTATTAGACCACGGAGGGGGCCATCGAATCTTTAAAAATTTTGCGCGCGGGAGCGGGCCTGGGCCTTCGTGTACAAAAAAGCGAAATCAAACGGGGTATTAACCCTTGCCGGAAGGAGGGAGAGATTTGGCTAAAGATGGTACAAACCGTGGCGGGGCTCGGATCGGTGCTGGCCGGAAATCTAAATCACTTCACGATAAGCTCGAAGCTGGCCAGGAAGCAACTGTAATCGATTTGCCTACTCCGGCCAATCTTGAAGGGCACGTTATGCCGCCAGTGAAGAAGTACCTCAAAGCCAAGCAGAAAAATGGATTAGAGTTTGACGCGGCTGATATTTTTAAGGAAACCTGGGAATGGTTGGTGGAACGTGGCTGTGAAAAGCTGGTCAATACGCAACTAATCGAACAATATGCCGTGAGTGTCAGTCGGTGGATTCAGTGTGAGGAATGTATCTCAAAGTTTGGTTTTCTCGCCCGCCACCCAACCACTGGAAATGCGATTGCTTCACCCTACGTCTCAATGAGCCGCGATTACATGAAGCAATCCAGTCAGCTATGGTTTCAAATTTTTCAGGTGGTGAAAGAAAATAATGCCACCACCTACCAAGGATCCACGCCACAAGATGATGTGATGGAGCGTCTGCTTCGGTCACGGAAAGGAATGAACTGATGAAATTTGTTAAGAAAAAAATAACGGACCTCATCCCCGCGGATTACAATCCACGAAAAGACTTAAAGCCAGGTGATCCTGACTACGAAAAGCTAAAACACTCAATGAAAGAATTCGGCTACGTTGATCCAATCATCTGGAACCAACAAACTGGTCGCGTGGTCGGCGGACACCAGCGGTTAAAGATTCTCCAGGATGAAGGGCTGAAAGAAGCCGAGTGTGTAGTTGTCAACTTAGACGAAGAAAAAGAAAAAGCGCTGAACATTGCGCTCAACAAGATCAGCGGTGATTGGGATAAGGACAAGTTAGCCTTATTGATGACTGACTTACAAGCCAGTGACCTGGATATTTCATTAACTGGTTTTGATGAGGATGAAATATCTGACTTGCTTGGTACTGTTGATGATACTCACGATGACGACTTCGATGTTGATAGCGAATTGGAGAAACCAACTTTTTCTAAGCCGGGTGACCTCTGGCATTTAGGAAAACACACCTTGCTTTGTGGTGATGCGACTAAGAAAACAAGCTACCAACGCTTGCTGGGTGATAACAAGGTTAATTTAGTGCTCACCGATCCACCATACAATGTTGATTACTCCAGCAAGGCTGGCAAGATCAAGAATGATCATCAAGAAAACGATAAGTTCTATCAGTTCTTACTAGCTGCTTTTCAAAATATGCATCGGACTATGGCAAATGACGCTAGCATCTATGTATTTCATGCCGATACGGAAGGACTTAACTTCCGCCGTGCTTTCCAGGATGCTGGTTTTTATTTATCTGGTTGCTGTATTTGGAAGAAGCAATCACTGGTGCTGGGCCGCTCGCCTTACCAGTGGCAGCATGAACCTGTGCTCTTTGGCTGGAAGAAAGATGGCAAGCATGAATGGTACACCGGCCGCAAAGAATCGACCATCTGGGAATTCGATCGTCCTAAGCAGAGCAAGGAGCACCCGACTATGAAGCCGATTCCGCTGCTTGCCTACCCGATTATGAATTCTACCATGTCCAATTGTACCGTGTTGGACCCGTTCGGCGGCTCCGGTTCCACTCTGATTGCCTGCGAACAAACCAATCGGATTTGTTACATGATGGAACTGGACCCGAAATACTGCGATGTCATCGTCAACCGCTACATTGAACAAGCTGGTTCTGATAAAGAAGTCAACGTAGAAAGAAATGGTGAAACGCTCCCTTATAGCAAAATAAAGGCAAAGGATTAATATCACTAAAGTGCTTGCTATCTGTGCCTTCTAGAGTGATTTATACAGTAACCAAACAAGGAGGTACAGATGATGGAAGTAAACTTCAATGTTCAAGGTCAAAGACGCAAAAAGCTAGTAATGTTAATTGCAACTTATACTAAGCAAAAGGCTGAATACCAATACACCCCAACCTATGCTTACAAAATTGGCAAATACCAGGTTGATCAGCATGGTACGTTAAGTTCTCCAGTTAACATTCCTGATAATTTATTAGAATACTTAACCAATCTGGGATTCATCGCAACTAAAATCATTCAACTGAATATTTCCTATCCTCGCGACACATTCAGCGAACAATCTTTAGATAATTTGCGGCATTTAGTATGGGCTAAAAGTCAGTTAATCAAAGATGCTTTTGGCATTCAATCCCTACACATAATTGTCGATGACCAGCAAGTATCTTTTGACTGGTTTGACAAGGTGAATCCTGATGAAGCAGCTGCTTATCAGCAATTTGTCGATAAACTGGTGCAATATGCCCAGAATCACCGGCGAATATTGTCAGAACCACGAGAGGAAAACAATGAAAAGTATGCCTTCCGTTGTTTCCTGCTGCGGCTTGGCTTCATTGGCACAAAGTATAAGGCTCAACGGAAAGTACTGCTCCGCAATTTAACTGGCTCTGCTGCATTTAAGAATCAGGAGGCATAATCATGAATCGGATTAAAGATGAATTGGCTAAGCGAGATCGGATCCGTCAACAGGTCCTTTTAATTCGCAATACAGGTGAAACGAATATGTTTGACATCGAAAACGTGAAGCGCCTGGCCTATTACTATAATTGCCATGACTTGATCACCTATTTGAACACTGATCGAGCTGGGTACGTCAACCTGATTTTGACCGGCAAATTCAATTAATCAAGTTAGCATTGGGTTCAAGCTCAGTGCTTTTTTAGTACTACCGAAAGGATGTGATCTCGCTTTGCGCAAACTAAAGAACTATCAACCAACTCGTTTTATGTCCAAGAACTCCACCTACAACAAAGATGCGGCCGACTTTGCAGTTTCGTTCATCGAATGCCTTTGCCACACCAAAGGTACCTGGGCAGGAAAACCTTTTGAGCTGATTGACTGGCAAGAAAAAATCATCCGTGACATCTTCGGAATTCTTAAACCAGACGGCTATCGGCAGTTCAACACTGCTTATGTAGAAATTCCCAAGAAACAGGGCAAATCCGAACTGGCTGCGGCAGTCGCCCTGCTGCTTTGTTGTGCCGATGGCGAAGAACGGGCGGAGGTTTATGGTTGTGCCGCTGATCGCCAACAGGCAGCGATTGTATTTGATGTGGCTGCTGACATGGTGCGAATGAATCCAGCTTTAAAGAAACGGTGTAAGATTCTTGCTTCGCAAAAACGATTGATTTATGAGCCAACTAATAGTTTCTACCAGGTCCTATCAGCTGATGCGTACTCTAAACATGGGTTCAATGTTTCCGGAGTCATCTTTGACGAATTGCACACCCAACCAAATCGCAAGCTCTATGATGTTATGACGAAGGGTTCCGGTGATGCCCGTACTCAGCCCATCTACTTTTTAATCACGACTGCAGGCAACGATGAGAATTCAATCTGTTACCAGGTTCATCAAAAAGCCATCGATATTATGAAGGGCCGCAAACATGATCCCCGTTTTTATCCGGTTATTTATGGTGCCAATCGTGATGAAGACTGGTCCAGCCCAAAAGTCTGGCAGAAAGCTAACCCTTCCCTCGGGATTACCGTCAAAATGGAGAAGGTCAAAGACGCCTACAACTCCGCAAAAGAAAATCCAGCCGAAGAGAATACTTTCCGACAACTACGACTTAACCAGTGGGTGAAGCAGGATGTTCGCTGGATGCCGATGGATAAATGGGATGCCTGTGCTTTCCCAGTTGATCCAGATGAGCTACGCGGGCGTGATTGCTTTTGTGGCTTGGACTTATCCTCCACTACTGACATTACCGCCTTCGTTCTTGTTTTCCCACCGCGTGATGAATCAGAAGGGTACACTCTGCTCCCTTACTTCTGGATCCCTGAAGATAACGTTGATTTACGGGTTCGCCGTGACCATGTTCCCTACGATATTTGGAAACAGCAAGGTTACCTACAAACTACGGAAGGCAACGTTGTTCACTATGGTTTCATTGAACATTTTATCGATGACCTTGGTAAAAAATATCATATCCGAGAAATTGCCTTTGACCGTTGGGGCGCCGTTGAAATGGTTCAAAATCTGGAAGGTATGGGATTTACAGTCGTGCCATTTGGTCAAGGGTTTAAGGATATGACCCCGCCAACCAAGGAACTGATGCGATTAACCTTAGAAAAGAAGATCGCCCATGGCGGTCACCCGATACTGCGCTGGATGATGGATAACATTTATATCCGTACTGATCCAGCTGGTAACATCAAACCTGATAAAGCCAAATCTACTGAGAAGATTGATGGCGTGGTAGCCACTATCATGGGCTTAGATCGGGCTATTCGAAATGAAGATAGTGGCGATTCGGTTTACGATGGTCGCGGACTATTGATGCTTTAATCAAAATAGAACGCATTTGCATTCTGATATGATATAATATCATTAACAAATCCAAGGAGGTCCAAACATGGCAACTGCTACTAAATCCACCACTATCCGTTTTGATAAAGACGTCTTAAATTTGATTCACAAACAAGCGGATCTTGATGGTCAATCTGCTACCGAATTTATGCGAAATGCTGTTTTAGAAAAGCTCGAAGATAGCCTTGACTATCAAGATGCAGTCAAAAACATCCGCGAATCCCATGGTCAAACTGTGTCTCGCGATGACGTTAAGAAGCAATTAGGTCTTTAATGATGAAATACACCTGGTCATTTAATCAAAAAGCACTAAAAGATTTTAAGAAAAATCTCGATAAATCTGTTCAGCGACGAATCATTAATTGGCTTGACAAACATATCGAAGGTTCTAATAATCCTCGAGTTTGGGGCAAAGCCCTGGAAGGCGAACTCGGTACTCTGTGGCGTTACCGAATTGGTAGTTATCGCATCATTGCTGATATTCAAGACGAAGTTTTTACCGTTGTTGTCGTAAAGGCGGGTAAAAGAAATAACGTCTACAAACGAAAAAGGTAAGCGGTGATTGAACTTACCAAAGAAATCAAAATATATGAATTAGCATCGGCTTTTAGCAAGTCGGTGTTTTTATTATGCCCTAAAAGGAGTTGATGCTATGAACTTTCTCAATAAACTATTCCACACCAACAAAACTTCACCTAAAAACACCTTATCCAGCACGATGTCGTTTCTTTTTGGCAGTTCCATTGCCGGTCAAAATGTCACCGAACGCACTGCTATGCAAAACACCGCAGTTTATGCTTGTGTCCGGGTATTAGCGGAAGGTTTAGCAGAACTGCCACTTCATATTTACCAATACACCAATGATGGTGGTAAACAGCGGGCAATTAAACACCCGCTTTATTTTTTGCTCCATGATGCTCCTAATCCAGAAATGACCAGCTTTGTCTTTCGGGAAACCTTGATGAATCATATATTGCTTTGGGGTAACGCCTATGCCCAGATCATTCGAAATGGTCAGGGACAAATCACTGGACTTTATCCCTTGATGCCCGATCGCATGGATGTTAATCGCGCTGCCAACGGTGACCTCTACTACACTTATACCCAAAACTATGATGATTACCAAGCCAAGAATAAATCCAAGCAAGTCATTCTCTTATCTGATGAAGTTCTTCATATTGCCGGACTAGGTTTTGATGGTTTGATTGGCTATAGTCCGATTGCGATGGCTAAAAATGCAATTGGCTTATCGATGGCCGCTGAACAATATGGGTCAACTTTCTTTAAGAACGATGCCACACCCGGTGGCGTACTTGAACACCCTAACGTGGTCAAGGATCCGGAACGCCTACGTAAAAGCTGGCAAGCCCAGTTCTCGGGTTCTAACAACCATAGTATTGCGGTTCTAGAAGAAGGCATGACCTTTCACCAGCTTTCAATTCCACCCGACCAAGCCCAATTTTTGGATACCCGGAAATTTCAGTTAGACGAAATCGCACGGATCTTTCGCGTTCCGCCTCATATGGTCGGTGATCTGGATCGATCAACTTTTTCAAATATCGAACAGCAATCACTGGAATTCGTGAAGTATACCTTAAATCCCTGGTGTGTTCGCTGGGAGCAAGCCATGAACCAGCAACTGCTCTCACCTGACGACCAGCAGAAATACTTCATTAAATTTAACGTGGATGGCTTGCTTCGGGGTGACTATGAAAGCCGGATGAACGGCTACGCTATTGGTCGGCAAAATGGCTGGTTATCTGCTAACGACATTCGTGAACTAGAAGACCTCAACCAAATTCCCGCCAGTGAAGGTGGTGATCAGTACTTAGTTAATGGCAATATGCTTCCGTTAAATCAAGCTGGTAATTTCTATAATCCAAGAGCAAAACAAGAAAGCGAGGATAAATCAATTTGAAACGATTCTGGAACTGGAACCATGACGGTGACCAGCGTCAATTATCTATTTCAGGAGTGATTGCACCGGACAGCTGGATAAATGACGATATCTCACCCCAAGTATTCCAAGATGAACTAAATGAAGATCAAGGACCAATTGATCTCTGGCTTAACTCTCCTGGTGGTGACTGTACTGCAGCCAGCCGTATTTACACCATGCTGATGAACTACCCTAATGATGTAAATGTCAAAGTTGATGGAATTGCTGCTTCGGCAGCTTCCGTGATTGCGATGGCTGGCACAACCGTATCAATGGCGCCAACCGCCATGTTAATGATCCACAATCCGTTAACAATTGTAGGTGGCCAAAAGAAAGATTTGGACCAGGCTGCACAAATGCTAACTGAAACCAAGGAATCAATCGTAAACGCCTATGAACTGAAAACTAATCTGCCCCGAGCCAAGATTTCAACAATGATGGACAATGAAACCTGGATGAACGTTAATAAGGCAATTGAACTTGGTTTTGCTGACGAGATGCTCGGCCAAAATAAGAACGTAACAGATTGTTACTCCTACTCTGATAAACAGTCGAACCTTGTTCTACTGAACAAACTCAAACCAACAACTAAAACAACTATCTCTGTAAAGTCGCTGCAAAAGCGGCTTTCTTTGTTATCACATTAAATTTGAGGAGGAACCCTAAATATGACTAAGATTACTGAATTACAAGATAAGCGTGCCCGGATCTGGAAGCAGGCAAAAGATTTCCTTGACGCTAAGCAGAAAGAATCAGATGTACTGTCTGCTGAAGATAATGCGACCTACGAAAAGATGGAACAAGATGTCGTTGATCTAGGTAAAGAAATCGACCGGCGTCACAAGCAAGAAGAAATCGAAGCGGCTCTCAATCAGCCCACTTCCCAGGCTCTAACTAATACCCCGTCTGCTGAAACGCAATCCATTAAGGCAACTGGATATACTAAGGACTTTTGGCAGATGATGCGTGGCCAGGGCGTAGTTGATGCCCTAAAAGAAGGTGCCGATCCTGATGGTGGTTTCCTGGTTCCAGATGAGTTTGAAAATCAACTAATTCAGAAGCTACAGGAAGCTAACGTCTTGCGGACGATCAGTCATGTTATTCAAACGAACAGCGGTGAACATAAAATTCCTGTAGTTGCTAGTGAAGGGACCGCCGCTTGGCTGGACGAAGAAGCTGCCTACACGGAATCCAACACCCAGTTCAGCCAAATATCCCTGGCTGCCCATAAATTAGGAACATTAATTAAGGTATCTGAAGAATTACTCAATGATTCAGCTTTTGATTTGATGACCTATCTCTCTGGCGAATTTGGTCGCCGACTGGGTAATGCTGAGGAACAAGCTTTCTTAACCGGGACAGGGACCAATCAACCAACCGGGATTTTAACAGATACCAACGGTGCATCAGCTGGCTCAACCGCAGCAAAAACCGATACCTTAACATTTGATGACCTAATTGACCTGTTCTATTCACTGAAAGCACCTTACCGACAGAATGCCGTATTTTTAATGAGCGATGACACTGTCAAGACAATTCGTAAGCTGAAAGATAAGAATGACCAATACGTTTGGCAACCATCGGTCCAAGCGGGACAACCGGATCGCATTCTAAACTGCCCAGTTTACACCAGCCCCTACATGCCTAACTTGGCTGCTGGAAATAAACCCATCCTCTTCGGCGATTTCAATTACTATTGGATTGCCGATCGCCAAGGACGAACTTTCAAGCGTCTTAACGAACTTTACGCTGTTACTGGTCAAGTGGGCTTTTTAGGTTCACAACGGGTCGACGCTAAAGTTATCCTCCCCGAAGCTATCAAAATCCTAGCAATGGCTGCAAAGTAGAAAGGAATGATGAAATGTGGCTACTGTTACTCTGGCCGAAGCAAAAACCTACTTAAGGGTTGATAGTACAACGGAAGATGATCTGATTACTAAATTGATTGGATCAGCTACCGCCACCGTTGAAAATGTTCTACGGCAACCCTTGTCTGCTTTTGATTCTCTTCCCGATGATATTCATACCGCCATTCTTTACACAACTGCTTATCTCTATGAGTATCGTGAAACGGCTGACTTTGATGCCATGATCAAATTTCTCCGTGCAATCCTATCCCCCTACCGAAAGGATGAATTTTAAGTGCAGCAACAAAATAATCGTGTCAGTAAAATTGCTGATATTGGCGAATTAAACAAGCGAATCACACTCATGAAAGAAAAGTACGTGGGCGAAAATCCGAATACCGGGATGAGTATGTATAAAAACGTCAAATTAGGTAACGTTTGGGCTAAGGTTTCTTCCCTTCACGGGCAGGAATACTACACCGCCGTTACGGTCAAACTAGAAAAGCAGCTTTCCTTTATTATTCGTTATCGCCCTGACGTTGATGAAGATACCAATATCTGGTTTGAGGGGCGTGGCTATGACATCGGTTTTATTGACGATGTTAAATATGGTCATGAATTTATGGAGTTGAAGGCCGAATACAAAAGGGGGATTACACTTGAAGATTAGCGCAATTACGATTAATTCTTGCTGGGGTGCAATTGGAGCCTTCCTCGGCTGGTATCTAGGTGGTATGGATGACTTTTTGTATGCCCTCTTAATTTTTATGGTAGTTGATTACCTAACCGGTATTCTTTGTGCCATCAGTGAACATAAGCTCTCGAGTGAAATCGGCTTTCGAGGACTGACACGTAAAGTTTTAATTTTAGTCTTAGTGGGTATTGCCAATGTGCTCGACATCCACTTATTAAAGAATGGCTCGGCGATTAGAACTGCTACCATCTTCTTTTACATTTCCAATGAAGGAATTTCACTTCTTGAAAATGCGAGTCGGCTCGGTTTGCCCATTCCTGATAAATTAAAAAGTGCCCTCCAGCAATTGCATACCAAGAACAACCATCAATAATTACTTTTCGCCTGTGGACTGCAGGCTTTTTTATTTTGTCATGGTTTACTTTTTTACTTTGGCTGGCTTATCAGTGGAGGTAATTACAATGACTAAGAAATTAAAAACCGTCACACATCAACCATTGATATCAGTTAACACTAGTGTGACACCATCACAACTATTAGATGAACTTCACTACCAGCAGGCTCGTCAAGTAACGTTGAAACTCTTGCAAAAAGGGCTAATCTCTAGCCATGAATTCCACCAAATTGATCAATTGCATCGACAATCCTTTCCTCCTTTAATCGGCCCGGAAAGTGTTGATACATCAACAGTTCAGAGCTAACATACCACACTGACGAAAGGAGGTTTCCCATGTCAACCATTACGAAAATTAATAGCTACCAGCGTAATGTCCAGCAACTAAGAGTCGCTGCCTACTGTCGAGTTTCGACCGATAACATCGCACAGCTCGAAAGTCTGGAAAATCAACGGCAACATTATCAGGAATATATCAACTGCCATCCAAATTGGCAGTTAGTCAGAATCTACTTTGATGAAGGTATTTCAGGCACCAAACTGCACCAGCGCGATGCCCTAAAGAAGTTATTATCTGATTGTCGCAACCACCGGATTGACCTAGTGATTACTAAGTCGATCAGCCGGCTATCACGCAATACAACAGATTGTTTGAGGATTGTTCGTGAACTGCAGCAATTAAATATTCCCATCTACTTTGAAAAAGAACGTATCAATACCGGCGAGATGGCTAATGAACTATTCTTATCGATTCTTAGCAGTATTGCCCAGGATGAATCACACTCGACTGCAGGTAACTTACGCTGGTCCATTCGGAAGCGTTTTGCGGATGGCAGTTTCAAAGTTTCTTCAGCACCATACGGCTACTCTATTCAGGATGGCAACTTAGTTATTAAGCCCAGTGAAGCGAAAATTATTAAGCAGATTTTCACCAGCTTCTTACAAGGTCAATCAACTGGACATATTGCCAAGCAGTTAAATACTCATCAAATTCAAACCCAGCGTGGTCATCATTGGTGGAGCAGTACCATCATTAATATCCTGCGCAATATTAACTATACCGGTGATACGCTATGCCAGAAAACCTACCGCGATGATCAATACCACCGACATTTTAATCAAGGCGAACTAGCACAGTATTTAATTGAGGACCATCATAAAGGAATAATCAACCATCATGACTTTAATCAAGTCCAAGATCGATTGAAACAAGTCGCACAAGAACGGCACATTGAGTCCGGAAATCACAAATACCAGCAACACTACCTATTTACCGGGAAACTCATTTGTGATTATTGCGGTTCTACGTTCAAACGACAGACGCGGCCAAATAAAATCTGCTGGGCTTGTCAGAAGCATTTGCATTCGGCAAAGCTATGCCCAGTGAGAGCAATTCCCGAGGGATGGATTCAAAACGCCTTTTGCAACATGATGAATAAACTGACCTTCAGTAAAAAGTTCTTAATGTTGCCTTTAGTGCAACAATTAAGGGACAACTTTATCAATGATCCTGCCGGGAAGCTAAGTCAATTTGCCAAGCAGATTAAAGAAAATGATGACAAGGCGGAAACATTAAATAAGCTGTTACAGGCAGACTTAATTGATCAGTCATTGTATATCAATCAAACCGCTGAACTGGAACAAAGCACCTATCAGATTCAACAGCGAATTAAACAAATTAACAGTAGTCATACTGACGATGCCAATAATCTGGAGGACTTTCGCGAACTTCTCCGCTGGTGCCAGCAAGATCAATTTCTAAATACATTTGATCCGGCACTGTTTCAAACCTATGTCCAATCAATTAAGGTACTTAATCAGCACGAAATTAGTTTCCAGCTTAAATGCAGGTTGAGTTTGATCGAACATCTTGTCAATAAACAGCCTGTCAGTGAGCGCTTCTATCGAGGAATAATTCATCAACGATTCAATGATCCAATCAAACAAGCTAAGTATTTGTACAGCACGATTAAAAGTGAGGTGGACCTAATTGGGTAAAGTACATATCATTCCTGCTCATCAGCAACGTGGCAATAGTGTCCACCGTTTATCAGATGAACCACAATCAGAAAAACTACGAGTTGCGGCCTACTGTCGGGTTTCAACTGAACTCGATGAACAAGCTAACTCATATGAAACACAAGTTAGTCACTATAAAGAGCTGATTCAAAAAGATCCCAGCTGGGAAATGGCTGGCATCTTTGCCGATGATGGAATCTCAGGAACTAATACCAAGAAACGGGAACAATTTAATAAAATGATTGCCGCTTGTAAAGCTGGTAAGATTGACTTAATTGTCACCAAATCAATTAGTCGGTTTGCGCGGAATACAATTGATTGTCTAAAGTATATCCGGGACTTGAAAGCCATCAATGTGGCAATCTTTTTTGAAAAAGAGAACATTAACACAATGGACGCCAAAGGTGAGGTCCTAATTACCATTATGGCTTCCCTCGCCCAGCAAGAAAGTGAATCTTTATCGCAAAATGTTAAACTTGGTTTGCAATATCGTTACCAGCAAGGCAAGGTTCTGATTAACCATAATCACTTTTTGGGCTATACCAAGGATAAAGATGGCAATTTAGTGATTGAACCAGAAGAAGCTAAAACGGTTAAACGAATCTTCTATAGCTACCTGCAAGGGATGACGATGAAACAAATTGCCGAATCACTCAAGGTAGATGGTGTCTTAACCGGCGGCAAGGGAACTAATTGGGGATCCAGCGGTGTTAACCGGATTCTAAAAAACGAGAAATATATGGGTGATGCACTCCTCCAGAAAACTTATACCGTTGACTTTTTAACCAAGAAACGAGTTAAGAATAAAGGGATCATGCCCCAATACTATGTTGAAAATGACCATCCAGCGATTATTCCTAAATCGGTCTTCATGCAAGTACAGAATCTGATCCGTCAACGGCGTAACGGCATTACTACAAAAAATGGCCATCATCGCAGAGTTAACGGCAAATACTGCTTTTCGCAACGGGCATTTTGCGGAAAATGCGGTGACATCTTCCAGAGAAACATGTGGTATCGGCCAACCAAAGTTGCTGTTTGGCGTTGTGCCAGCCGAATTAGACGTAGCAAGAAAGGTCGACGTTGTATGATCCGTAATATTAAGGAACCGTTATTAAAAGCGGCAACCCTTGATGCCATCAATCAGCTAATAGAAAGCCATGAGCTAGCCGATAAACAAATTAAGGCTAACATCATGAAGATCGTGAAGAATTCCAAAGGGCCAACAATTGAAGACCTTGATAAGCAACTGGAAGATGCACAGTTAAAACTAATTCAAGCTGCTAACCAGCACCAAAACTGCAACGATCTGACTCAGCAAGTTATGGAGCTACGGGAACAAAAGGAAAGGACTAAAAGGATTGAATCCGAAAATCAAGTTAAACTACACAATATCAACCAGGTCAGCGATTTCGTAGATGAGCACCAGCACGGCATCCAAGAATTCGATCCGCAACTTGTCCGCCGCCTAATTGAAAAAATCACCATCTTCCAACGCTACATGGAATTCACGTTCAAAGATGGTGAAGTAATTAGAGTTAATATGTGAAATTTATGGTGTACGGCACTCAGCTATTTTGGCTGGGTGCTGCTTTTTGTAGGTCAGTTTTTCAACGTGGCTAGTTTAGGCTCATCTCTACCTTTAGTCCTTATCCAAGTAGAAATTCTTTAGCCGATAAGTAGTAACTGGTTCAACATAGTAGTTGTATTTTGCCACCAAGTCACAGATCTGATCGCCATTAATCAATGTGATGATACGAGTTCCTTCCCGAGCCACCTTAACTGCTTCCCTTGTAAAGTCGGAGCCCCACGGAATTTATCAATCTCAGGGGCCGATACTTTACCCTGCCAACGCTTAGCTTGAAGGGCCACCCGTGTAGTCCGGTAGTCATCTGAACGAACGTAACCAAAACCGTCGATGCCACCATCAGCTACATATTGAGCACCCTTTTCATCGTCGACATCTACTCCCATTTTGGTAAGTAACCCACGGCAAAAGAACTCAAATTTTCTGGGATTCATCTTCATTAATGCATCCAATAACTATTGGCGCCACGGTTCTTCTATTTCATCTGTGCCATCCTGATTATCTTCTATTTTATCAGTAACTACTTCATTTTTTGATTTGTGATGAGGAAACTTAGCTTCTGAAATAGATCTGACGTCCTTTTTTGCATCAAATTTATTAATATCTACGTTGCGTCCTTTTTTGAACAGTTCTAGATCGTGTCCATTCTCCGCATTAATGAATCCAGCAAGGATCAAATGCTTAACCGCAAAATTAAACTTCCATTGAAACGGATGATAAATTTTGCCACTTTTCTTCGAAGTTCGGGTTGCGTCAATTTCTTTTTCACTGAACACATCTGAGCCGTCACGAAGTTCTTGTAGTACTTGTTTTCTCGTAACCTGACCTCCCAGGTTATTCATTGCGATAAGAATCTCTTTCATCGCTTTATTTTCTATTTCAATTTGTCGATTTGCCATCTTGTTTACCGCCTTAATAATCTTTCAATATTAATATTATACGTCGAGTACACTACCGCCATGCAGATTTTCTATTTTTAATCGAAACAGTCAAAATTTAATAGCATACTTGTTAACTCAACTCTCAACGCTAAATTGACTGATTTTTGCACCCTCTGTAAATGCTGTTATATCAACCTTTATTCCTGCTTTCACTACCATAATCAATACGACCTGCCAAACTGGACATTCGCCTACTCGACTATCGAAATAGGACATAGAACACTCGACCCGCCAGCTTCAAATAGAAAAAGTGTACTAATCCCAATCGTTCAGAAAGGAAAAAGTACACTTTCAATCACCTATAAATGCCGTCAGAGCGCGGCTTATCGGCTATTTATCTGTACGTTCAAGGACTGTCACGCTCTCGACATGCCACGAGCTGAGTCTCTTAATTAGACATTTGTTTCACCAGGCCAGTTTAGGCAATTATCACTCTTTATTACAAAACAGCGTATTTGTTAACTCACTGCCATAATTTCAAAACTGCCTTGTTCTAAAGATTAATAACAGATTCTACATTTTATCAGTTTGCGGGAAAATCTAATTCCCTAAAGTTAAAGCAATACGTTCGTGGAAAATTCTAGTATAACTATTATAATTAGAAAAACGCTTTTCACCCATAAGGATCCAAGCGCTTTCCCTATGTCATGCACTATAAAGCAACATGACGCCATTACTGGCAAATATTTATTTTATCTTTATACTATCTAAATTACCTCTAAAAGTCAAATGGCAATGGCCAATTGCTTTGACGCCAATATCCTATGCTTCTTAAATAACTGGACTTTAGTCGACTTGGTATTCGACTTTGTTTTATCAAATTAAAAAATGATTCTTTAATTTCTTGGGTCGAATTTAAAATACACATTACTTGGAAAAGATTCAAATTCCGTCTGGACCTATTTGTTCTTAATCCCAATCTCTTTATTAAAGAAGCGTCTACCGGGTATTTAGCATGGTATCTACTTTTATTAATCATTTCAAAATGTGCACATTCATTTCTCAACCAATTAACTACATAGAGGACACTTTCAAATTCCGGTCTTTCTACTGGTTTAAGATTGAAGTCAGCTAGGACTTCCTTAGCGACTGTTGCGTTTAACAATGTGAACATTAAATGAGTTTGTCCAAAATCCAATATTTTTATTGCAACCCACAGAGGTGGACATCCTCCATATGCACTCATGTATCTTTCCTTACGTCTCAGTTTGCGTCTCAAAACATTATCTGTAACAAAAAAAGGAAAGAGAGCTCTCTGATTTATTCTTGGATTATCACCAGAATACTTTATTGAATATCCAAATCTCGCATAAAACACTTCTTCAAGATCGTTTCTGGTAATATCTTTGTAGTTAGACGGATCACAATAATCACTCCAGATAGGATAATGTCGTGAGAAATGATATGCAATAGATGTTTTTAAGCTAATTTCGAATCTACCAATATTTGTTAACAGCAATTGACGTAGGTCCTCATTAAGTTTGTACAAACCCAATAGATCATCTAATGAATAATCTCCATAGTACTTATGCTTTGGATCTGATACGTTAATAACATCTTCTAGACCATTAACTAAATCAAAATAGTTTTTCTGTATAAGTTCATTCTTTAATCTATCAATGGATTTTTTCTTACACTCATTTGAAGGTACTTTAAGATGCCGCTGGTCAAAAATAATATCACACTGTTCATCTAGAGTTTTAAAACTTTTGGGGCTACCACTATTCACAGAAGTACATACCTCCTTATTTTAAGTATTAATCATTCGTCGCCATCAATTCTGCTTGTTCTACCACGGTATTGACTGCTTCCGGAGCAATATCAGGTGGATAACCATACTTTCTAAGCAGGTGTTTTACAGCTACACGCATTTTAGCTTGAATATTACGTCTCTTTTCCCAATCAATACCGGCTTCTTCTTTAACTAGCTTGACTAGCTCCTGAGCAATCAAATGAAGTTGCCTTTCTCCAAGAACTTCGACAGCTTTCTTATGATCAGCTAGTGCATCATAAAAGGCGATTTCTTCTTGACTAAGTCCTAAGTCTTTACCCTTTTCTTGCTCTGCATTAATCTTTTTAGCCATATCAATCAACTTACGAATAACAATTTCGCTGGTAATCCCACGTTGATTATATTCGTCAATTGATTTCTGGAGCATATCTTCAAATTTTTCGGACGTAACTTTATTACTTTTCATCATTGCTTTAATCTTACCCTTAAGCAATTTTTCCAACAGGGTAATTGCAACATCCTGCTCCGGCATACTATTAACTTTCTGCAAGAATTCATCTGAAATCAAATCAATACTTTGTCTTTTTATGCCTAGTTCATTGTAGATGTCAACATTGGGTTCAGAAATGATGGACTGATCCAATAACTGTTGCATTTGATATTTAACATCAGTATGTTTTCCTGAACCGACAGGCGTAGTTGGTTGCTTTAGTTTTTGAATAAACACCTTAACCGTCTTAAAGAAAGCAATCTCTTTGCCATAGGCTTGCGCTTCCGGTTGAGTTGAAGTCAAAGCATAAGCTTTCTGTAATTCAGTCACAACATCCAAAAACTTTTGTTGTGTTTCCTCGTCCTCACCTAGAATCTCGTTAGCAACTCGCCGAGTAATCTTTAAGCGAACAGCTCCATCTTCTGAATCAAACCCTGAGTAATCAACTCCATATAGGAAATCATTAGTAATGATGTCATATTTCTCTTTCAAAAGGGCTAGGGCTTTTTGCATATTGATACCCACTTGCCCCTGGTCTTCTGTGGAATAAACGTTCAGCGCTTCTTTCAGATTTTCAGCGATACCAATGTAGTCCACAATTAAGGCACTATCTTTGTCCTTAAAGACCCGGTTGACACGAGCAATAGCTTGAATTAAATTATGTCCCTTCATCGGCTTATCAATGTACATAGTATTCATCGAAGGTACATCAAAGCCTGTCAACCACATATCAACCACGATAACAATCTGTAATTCATCATTGTTATCTTTCATCCGTTTTTGAAGGATTCGACGATCAGCTTTACTAGTCTGAAACTTTGCCATTTCTGGACCATCGGCCGCAGAAGACGTCATTACCACCTTGATTTTTCCTTTATTAAGGTCATCGCTATCCCACTCTGGGCGCAACTTGATGATTTCATCATAGAGACGAACCGCGTTACGACGCGACATCTCAACAATCATTGCCTTACCAAAAGCCTCTTTTTGTCGTGCTTCGAAATGATTAACAAAATGCTTAGCAATACTTTCTAGTCGCGGCTGAGCACCAGCTAATGCCTCCAAACGGGAGAATTCTCGGTTACGTCGAGCATTTTCTTCTAAGTTAGGATCATCATCTAAGTTGGCCTCTTTTAGCAGTTGTTGATACTTAGCCTGTGCATCGGACTTCAATTTTAGAGGAAATACATGACTCTCATAATAAATTTTAACTGTGGCATGGTCATTAACAGCCTGAGTAATATCATAAACGTCGATATAATTACCGAAGACTGCAACAGTTGATTTATCAGCAGTAGAAATTGGGGTCCCAGTAAAACCTATGAATGATGCATTAGGTAAAGCGTCACGTAAGTATTTAGCGAAGCCATATCGTAACCCATTATTAGTGAATTTAGCCTTTAATCCATATTGAGAGCGATGGGCCTCATCAGCAATAACAATTACATCACTGCGGTTCGTTAAAACCGGCATCTCTGTTTCCCCACTGTCAAAATCTGGTGAAAATTTTTGAATGGTTGAAAAAACAATTCCCCCCGATTGCTTATCCATAAATTTACGAAGTTCATCACGAGATTCTGCATGTTCTGGAGTTTGTCGTAAAAATTCATGTGCGGCGGCAAATGTATCAAATAACTGATCATCCAAATCATTCCGATCGTTGATTACCAACATTGTTGGATTATTAAGTTTTCTAGCCGCAATGCTGGCAAAGAACACCATCGATAAACTTTTACCCGATCCAGTAGTATGCCAAACCACACCGATACGCTTGTCATTAGGGTTAGCAAGCGTACGTTTAGCGGCTTTAACGGCTTTGTTGACCATGTAGTACTGGTGGTAAGCCGCCAGAATCTTGATTGTATTATCTCCATCAGTTTCAAAAATAATGAAGTTTTCAATTAAATTAAGTAGAGCCTTAGGTGTCAGCATATACTTAATCATTGTTTCTAATTCAAGGTCATCACCAACGTTAATATTTTTGGGTGCTCGCCAGCGCATAAAGCGATCAAAACCAGCAGTTAAAGATCCAGCTCGAGAATTAATACCATCCGATGCAATCAAAATTTCATTATATTTCAGGTATTCAGGAATCTCAGCTTTATAAGTTTGCAATTGTCGATAAGCATTCTCAATACTGACGTTAGGATTGCTAGCATCTTTAAATTCAAATGTCACCACTGGTAGCCCATTAATAAAGATAGTAGTATCAGGGCGCCGTTCATGACTACCCTTAAAAGTAAACTGGTTTGTTGCCACGAATTGGTTATTTCCCACATGGTCAAAGTCAATTGGATAAAGAACTTCTGTTCGATTTTCACCATTAACTGTTGTTTTAACTCGAATTCCCTCAATTAGTAATTTATGAAAATAGTGATTGTTCACCATCATATCAGGATTATCGGCCAAGCGAGTTAACTGGCGTAAGGCCTCTTTATAGATCTCCTCTGGATAGCCTGGGTTAAGTTTTTTTAGGGACGACTGCAGTTTTTCAGTTAAAACGGCTACCGCATGGTCATTATTTCGCATCTTGTCAATTTCTGGATTAGGAGAAGTTGTACTTGGACTTTTATAAACATCATAACCTACTTTTTGTAGGGTATCTAATGCCAGATTTTCGACATCAGATTCTAATAAGTATCCTTTTGACACGACGAATCACCTTCCTTTCATTGTATTTATTGTGCTAAATGCTAATTTAGTTGCTTAAAATAACTTAGTCAGTAATACCCTTTTGAGTTCCTCTAGCTGGTAATTTTCTAATTTAGTACTTCTTATTTTTGAGAATAATGGTTGAATGATTTTATCAAACTTTTTGAGTTCTTGGCTATCTGGTAACTTAAATTTAAGAGAGTTCATATTTTTTTGAGATACCTTTTTCTGAACCGCTCCTGTAACTATTCCTGAAATGTTTCGCTGACTAAAGTATAAATATAGCCATTCTGTAGATACATTTTTCCCTTGTAAAACATGAGCGTGATTATTTGGCCAGAATTTTCCAAACGTATACTGCAAAATAGGGAAACCATATTCGTCTTGAACAGTACCATCTTCTCCAAGAAGTAAATATATTCCATCAAAATTGTATTTATCAATATGATCATTAACAGAAGTGGCACCAATGTATCTATATTTACCAGGTATTTCTGATCGTTGCTTTTTAGAAAGTGGTTTTCTTAGTTTGTCGAAATTCTTAATATAGTCCCCTATTTTATCTGTACCTGTATTTATATCAGGAAAATAATGCTTGAAAAGTGTATTGGCTAAGTTAAGTAAATTAGCATTTATTTGCTGATTTAAGCTAATTTTCTGTTCAATAACTTCTATTTGATGACTACGCTTCTTCTGTATATCTATTGATGGTAAATCAAAAGGAAACTCCGCAATAGCCTTTTTGTCTCCTCTAGGCATTTTTGTTCCCTTAGCAGTTGTAGTCATATACTCAAAAAAGCGATCACTTTCTAATAATATATACAAATATTCTTGAGATAAGATATCACGATCTTTAGTTCTAAACGCTAATACATCACCAGACTTGTAACCGCTAAAAGGTGCTTTCCATATTTTTTTGAAGTATGGCCTTATATTGGACACTAACACATCGTCCTTATCGAATGTATCCAATTTATTTTGCTTAGGTACAGTAGAAGAAGGAAAACTAACTCCGCCTCTATTGCTAATCATATTTTCTGTGGTGACATATTTATTTCTATCTATTTTTTCTACTGAATCTTTGGATTTAACTATGATCGCCAAATCACCTAGTTTTCTTTTCATAAGAATCACCCAATATACTTTCTATGTGCTATTTTCACATTACTCTGTTTTACCATCGCGTAGTGCAGCGTTGTGTCAATTCTTTCATGTCCAAGTAGTTTTTGAACTTGTTCAATTGGCATTCCTTTATCAATAGCATTTGTTGCCAATGTTCTTCTAAATTTGTGAGGATAAACTTTTGATATCCCTGCTTTCTTTCCTAAACTCTTAAGTCTATTCTCAATTCCATTAATACTCATTCGTTGATGCGGTGAATGTAAGGAAACAAACAACGCAGAATTGGTATCTTTTCTCTCCGCTAGATAATTCTGCAAATGTAGTTTACTTCTAGCGTCAAAATATACTATTCGCTGTTTATTACCCTTTCCCAATACCACACACTCACGCTCATCAAAATTTATATCATTCTGGTTAAGATGAACTAATTCACCGATACGCATACCTGTTGAAGCAAGTAGGTCAATCATTGCAACATCGCGATCGGTATTGCACTGATCTCTCAACCTTTCTAAATCCTCATCACTATAAGTATCCTTGACTTTAGCTGAGGACCTAACCTTATGAATCCGTCTTACCGGACTTTTGATAATAATGTCTTCATCTTCCAACCAGCTAAAAAAGCTAGAAAAAATTCGTCTAATATTATCAATAGTAACTCGGCTGGAATTCCTGGATTGTTGATAATCACCTAGATAATCGCGCAAGTCTTCAGTTGTAATTTTTTGAACATGTTTCCCTAAACGTACAAACATCATCTTTAATGTTGCATGATAATAGCTAATTGTTTTCTCAGAGCAACCCTCAACCTGCTTGGCAGCTAAATAATCTACAATGTAAGATTCATTGCTTCTTTTAGGACCGCTGTCTTTATTATTCCCAAGTTTTTTCTTTAGTACTCGTTTCAGTTGTATTAGTTGACTGTTGTCCAAAACTTTTAACATTTCTTGTACGATTTCATCAATAATTGAGTTCATCTGTCGTCTACCTCGTTTTTGATGAAATGATACAACACCATTCTGCAAGTCACTAAATGCTAATTTACTTGAGTTAGCTAAAACTCTTTTTTCTGAAGAATTTAGTTCTAATGAAGAAGTACTTTTGTCAAATTATTTACTACCGAAAAGAGGAAAAAATCTCTTAAAGAAGAATGTGGTTTCTGGAGAATTTCCGGTGATAGCGGGTGGATTAAAGCCAGCTGCTTTCCATAACTCATATAATACAAAAGCTCCCGTTATAACAATTTCAGCATCTGGAGCTAATGCTGGATATGTACAAATATGGGGACAACCGGTTTGGTCATCAGATTCATCTTACATTGATACTTCAATTACTAAGGACATTTATTTTTGGTACTTACTACTAAAAAAATATCAAAAACAAATTTTTGATGCTCAAACGGGATCAGCTCAACCCCATATCTATCCAAAGCATATTGGAAATCTCTTAATTCCAAATATAAGTGAAGATAGTATTAAAAACTTCAACATTACAATTACCCCCATATTTAAGAAAATATTCCAAAACAAGAATGAAAATAATAAACTGAAAGCAATTAAAAATAGTTTATTGATTAAATATTTTAACTGATATCTATTAGCTAAATTAGCATTTAGTTGTTGATTCAAATGAATTTTCCTATCAAGGGTAGCTAGTCTGTCCGCAATCCTCTTTTGATCGTCATAACTGGCTGGAACTTTTATTTTTAAACTTTCTAATTCTTTTTTATTAATTGAAGTAAAAACTGTACCCGTCGCTTTTTTATCATAAAAAGATCCCATTTTTTTGAAATAATAATAGACATACCGATCATAGACCATATTTTTAACAGATATAGAAGCCACACCACGTCCTATTGCTATATTCTTAGTGGCCCAATTAACGCGTCCAACAGGTGCTCTTACACTAAAAAGAATAGAATTTCTATAAGCAAGTCGATTGTATTTGGTTGTATACGTATCAAAATAAGGAAAGTCCTCACCAAAAGTTCTAACTCCTTGAAGAAATTCAATTCCTTTGCCATCTTCATTGTAAAATTGTGACTTTGGTGACTGCCCCATAGTAATTGTGGCAATATCTTTTAATAAGTATTCCTTAAATTTCATAACCAAGCTCCTTCAATACATCTTTGATTTCAGCTTGGAGCTTATTACTCTCCTCAAACTGTTTTTTCAATTCTCCAGTCAGACGAGCCATCTTGACTTCATATGGTTCCCCATCATCTTGTTGCTTTGCCAAGCCAACGTACCTACCAGGGGTTAATACGTAATCATTTTTTGCAATTTCATCTAGTTTGGCTACCTTACAAAATCCGGGAACATTCTTGTACTCTTGATCATTGGTACCACGATATGCATGGTATGTGTCAGCTACCTTTTTAATATCTTCCTTAGAGAATGCCCGGTGAGTGCGATCAATCATTTCACCAAGATCACGTGCATCGATAAATAAAGTTTCACCTTTTCGATTTCTTTCATCCTCAGATTTCTTATTCATATCAATAAACCAAAGTGAAACCGGGATGCCAGTGGAATAGAACATTTTATCCGGTAAGGCAACGATCGCATCAATCTTGTCATCTTCGAGAATGGCTTTCCGGATATCATACTCTTCCTTCGTAGATGTCGACAAAGCGCCGTTAGCTAATACGAATCCAGCTTTCCCGTCAGGTGCTAATTTACTAATAATATGTTCAATCCAAGCATAGTTGGCATTACCAACAGGTGGAACACCATATTGCCAGCGAGCATCTTCTCTTAATTTGTCACCATTCCAATTTTTTACGTTAAATGGTGGATTAGCTAAGATAAAATCAAATCTTTCACCTTTATGTAAGTCATTGGTAAAAGTATCGCCTTGATGTGGTCCAAGATTATTATCAATACCACGAATGGCAAGATTCATCTTTGCCAATTTCCAAGTAGTTGGGTTAGACTCTTCACCATAAACTGATAAATCTCCGATTTTACCTTGGTGCTCTTGGACGAACTTGTCAGATTGAACAAACATCCCACCAGATCCGCAACATGGATCATAAATACGTCCCTTATAAGGTTCAATCATTTCTACCAGTGTACGAACGATAGACCGTGGCGTGTAAAATTCACCACCCTTTTTCCCTTCCTGAGAAGCAAATTCATTGAGGAAGTACTCATATACACGCCCCAAAATATCAGATTGCTTGGCATGTTTATCGCCTAGACTGATATCTGAAATTAAATCAACTACTTCACCTAGACGAGTTTTATCAAGATCTGGAGATGCATAGTTCTTACTTAAAACTCCACGCAATGAATCATTGCTTTTTTCAATTGCATCCATTGCACTGTCAATGATTTCACCAATTTGAGGTGTTTTCGCTGATTGTTGAATTAATTCCCAACGTGCTTCTTTCGGTACCCAAAAAATATTTTCCGAAAGATACATATCAGGATCTTCAGCATCTTCAGGATAATCTGATTTCAACAATTCATTATGCCTGGTTTCAAATGAATCTGATACATACTTAAGGAAAATTAACCCCAGTACAACATTACGATATTCTGAAGCGTCCATGCTGCCACGCAACGCATCAGCTGTTTTCCATAATTTGTCCTCAATACTTAATTCCTTAGACTTGGTTGCCATTTTCACGACTCCTTTACTATTTCCATAATGTCACTAATATCACAATCCAATGCTTTGCAGATTTTCAGCAAAACCTCAGTCGTCACATTACCATCTTTTCCCAACTTAGCAATTGAAGCAGAGCTAACCCCACTCTTTTTACGCAGGTCTTGCTTTTTCCAGCCCCGGTCAATTAATAATTTCCATAATTTGTTGTAACTAAAATGCATATATCCGTCCTCATCTTTAGTTAAGCGTTAACAATTTTAATTTTACTATATTTCTTTGCTGATTAAAAACAAAATATTTGTAATTGCAAACAAAAAGAAGACCCGCTACCTATTTTTTAGATGGCGGGTCTTTTTAAAGCCTAACTTGTTTCTTTATTATTTTTTCTTGGTAATTTGTGTCTGCTTAATTACTTTCAAAATATTAACATGCTTCATTGCCCAGTGTCGTCGATAAAATTCAATTGGTTCAATCTGAATACGGGTACGTCGCTTATACAACTCTTCTCTCAGTAAGCTACCGAAGATTCGATAGTGTAAATAAATTCCACATGTTCCCTCATTCACTTCGTCAATTACACCATAATAATATTTTTGCTGACTATCACCATTAAATTCATTACCAAAAATAACTGGATAATGCTTAACTTTTGCTGACAGAAAGCCATGCTTGTCCCAGATAATTCCTGCTAAACGCTGATCTGTATTTTCACCAAATACTCGTGAATCATCATGTTGTATTAATAAAGAGCCATCATGGCTAAAATCTTTATTATCAATAACTAGTAATTCGTAATTTTGATAAGACACATACTCATTACTTAAAACACGTTCTGAAACCTTATTTACTAGCCGCTGTTGTTTTTGCAACAGTGGTTTTTTCTTTACACTACTTTTCCCTTGGGCTGCATCATTAATGATCTTTTCAAGCTTTCTTGCATATGCATCCCCTGCTTTGGACGGATGAGTACTGATACCAACCTGCATTAAGCTTTTAGCAATCCGCGAGCGCGCCTGATAGTCCAGTCCATCAATATATTTAGCCATTCGCTCTGTACTTAAATGACCAGCCACTCGCCGTGCTAAACGATTAATTGATGACCGCCCTGTGAAGTAACTCTTAAAAGTATTTTCATTATATACAATCAAATGATGGTACTTAACATTAGTCATCAATTCCATCATTTTGTCGACACATTCCGCTTGTGAACCTCCATGACCTAAATATGGCTGCAATATCTTAGCCATTTTCGAGAATTCCTCGTTTGCCACATCTACCACCTACTACTTTTGGTCAGTTGGTCGGTTAACCATAACTAACCAAAGAATATTTTTATCAATCGGTATTAACCATCACCGACCTGAACACACCACCAATCTTTACTATCCTAATCACCGTGATGCTGCTCATGCTATACGCTTTCATTATATCAAGTTTTCTCATTAATACAAACGTATGTTCGGAAGCGTCATACGATATGCACCATTTGATCACGGTGTTCCGACATATCAATAATTTAATACTTATTGTTCTGTAACCAACCATCGGAAGGACGGCTGCAGTACCCAAGCGATCTTATCGTTTAGGTCTGTTTTATGCTGTCTTTTTGGTGGTTTTTAATATGCCTTCGATTCCTTCGCTTGGGAGATCCAAGAGGAGGAATTTTTTATGAAGAAATACTACGACGACCGGAAACAACTCAACATGGAGATCTCAGATGCTAAAGATGGCAGCATGCGCATCAAGTTACATCAACCGACTGGCATCAAGAAAATCACGGTCACAGAAGCTGAAGGTAAAGAAATCATCGAACTTAATCGTATTGAATACAACGATAACCACCGTGAAACCCGACGTCATGTTTCACTCGAAGCCTATGACCCATATGGCGCCCTGGTAAAAGATGATACTGATCCGTTGCAAGAGGTAATTAATAAGGAAGAAATGGATCAACTCCATCACAGCATCAATCAACTTAAACCTGAGCAGCAGAAATTAGTCATGAAAAAATTCTGGAATGATATGAAACAAGTAGATATTGCTAAGGACGACGGAGTGACCAAGATGGCGATCACTAAGCGTTTCCAAACTACCTATCGACGGCTCAAGAAAAATCTTCAAAAATAATCGTTTACTTTTTTCTTTCCCATGGCCTGTAAGTGTAAGGCAATTATTCCTTACTAAATTTAATAAGAAAGGATAACCATCATGACTAATAAAATTGCAATTTCAGTAGCCAAGCATCCCCACCAAGATGGTGTCGTCAACATGCGTCAAATCACAGTCCGTGAAAAATTACTGCGTTTGTTGCTCGGCAACCCACACCACTTAATGGTGATTGCACCTGGCAAAGATGTTCAACAACTAGAAATCAACGAAATAAAGGAGGATTCCGATGAGCATGATGAATAATCTTGATTTGAAACTCAAGGAGCTCGAAAACCAAATCGACCAAGTCAAAGAAACCGTCCAGTCCATCCGTGAATTGTTATCAAGCAACGAACATGAAGCTTCAAGTGATGATGGACAACCAAAGCGTAATCCGGTTGAAGATAAAGTAACCGTCCGTAAGATGCTAGCCAAGAAGAGTGCCGAAGGTTATACCGACCAAGTTAAAGCATTGCTCCATAAGTTTGGTGCCGAGAAGCTTTCTGACGTGGATCCCAAAGATTACGAAGATCTTTACTACAGTGCGGAGGGATTAGGACAATGAGTTCACCAACCAACCACGCATTATTATCAGCTTCCAGTGCTAATCGTTGGCTAAGTGCTCCACCACTCCCACGACTAGAGCAATACTTCCCCCACACTACTTCTAATGTAGCTGCTGAAGGAACGGCTGCCCACGCACTGGGAGAATATAAGATCCATCGATTACTCGGTGATGAGTTTAAACGCCCTACTTCTGATTACCAATCAGATGAGATGGAAGACCTAACCGATGATTACGCTAGCTATGTTCTGGAACAATATCACAAAGCTAAAGAATACGCACCCGACGCAACCATCCGTGTGGAACAGAAACTGGACTTTTCTAAATATGTGCCTGAAGGTTTTGGTACTGGCGACTGCGTAATTATTTCTGATCGCCTACTCCATATTATCGACTTTAAGTATGGCAAGGGTGTCCGGGTAGAAACGCAGAACAATCCCCAGATGAAGCTCTATGCCGTCGGTGCACTAGAAATGTTCGGCAGTCTGTACAACGTTGATGAAGTTGAAACGACAATCTTTCAACCTAGGATGGCCAATATTAGTACCTGGACCATTAATGCTAAAGAACTAATGCACTGGGCCAATTCCGAATTAAAAGAGAAAGCCGAACTCGCATTTGCTGGCAAAGGTACCGTCCATTATGGTCCTTGGTG